GTTTCGTTGTACTGTTGGGGTTGCTGCATCATCTGTTGTTGATACTCCAGACGCTTCTGGGTATCATATTCGATTCCGCGATATACTACTTTAGCCATGAGGATTCCTCCAAAGAAATGAGATTTTTAGGTCCCGTTCCTTCGGGCGGTTTGCGTTCGCTATTTGCGAATAGCGAATGAACGTACCGTTCCGCCGTCCTACTTGCGTCAGAGTTTTCTCTGATGAACGTAAGGTCATTATAGACCTGTTATCCTATCTATGCAAGTAAGTTTGTAAAATGTTATACCAATTTTATTATTTCTTAATCTTGGTTCTTTCTGTTGTATTGATGCCACTTACACCAACCATCAGGTGAGATCTTGCCACTCACAGCAGTGCAAGCATTTGGTGGTCTCCACATATTACAGTTAGAGCACTTTTCATTTCCTTTGGGTTCATTAATATACCCAGCAGTTTTTTTCGAAGACTTTTCTTCTTCGGATAAAAAATCTTTAAAACTTTTCATCAGTCTCTTTGTCTCCAGTCTTCTGGTTTATCTCCAGTGAAGAAATCAATAATATCATCAGCACTATTGAATCCTGTTCTATGATTCGATGGGTCAGGATCTCCCAAGTCAAGAGCGTTCATAAATCCATCTAGACTGTCTTCAGTCATATCAGGATTAGCAGCACGGCGTCTTGCTTGTCTTAAAATAGTAGCAGCAGAGCGATTGGACTTTGCCAACTTCTCTGCCCATATCATATCACTTAACTCTACGGATTCGCCTTTTACAATACGCTCACAGATTGCTTCAAGGCGCAAACGATATTGAGTAGAGAGCATAGTCTTCTCCAGATATAGTGTATTTAGTTAACGCTCAATATAACTGAGCGTATGTTCTTTCGCATAAAGTTGTTGAATGATGACATCACAACCAATCTTAGGGTTGCAATCACCACATGTATAAACATCTACCGCAGCCTTACCTTCCTCAGGCCAAGTATGAATACTAATATGACTTTCAGATAGCAAACAAATTACAGTAACACCCTGTGGTTCAAACTTCTTTGAGATAGTCTGAATCACAGTAGCGCCACTTGCAACTGCTGCGTTTTCCAATAGGTCAATAAGACAACGCTCGTCGTCCAAAAGGACAAACGAGCATCCATATAAGTTAAGAAGATAATGCTTTCCCATTATTCAATTGCTTCAGGGTCTATCCCATATTCGTTGATTAATTTATCTATTTTTGTTTCTTGACCCAAAAGTTTCTCAATTTCAAAAATAGATGATTTTTGATATTTTTTAAGTTTTTTATATTCTTTGATAAGTTTATTTACTTCTCTATTTTTAATATAAAGTTTAAATTCTTTATCTTTTGCAGGTTTTGCAAAACCTTTAAAACCTTCACTCATCTTTTTTTCTTTTTCTCCGGTTGTTTATATCCCCAAAGTTTGGGACTTACTCTACCATATCCAAAATCAATTTTTTGAATTGCACCAGGACCATACTTATCGTAGTACATATCAAAAAGATTTACTCTCTTTGCAGTTCTGGTTAGATCAATATGTTCTTCCCCATCTACGATATACCAAATTAAATATGCATCGTTTGGAAATGAAGAATCTTTTGCTTTAGACAGAGTTGTTTTTTCTAGAAGAATTTCACATCCATATTCATGTGGCAGAACAAGTTTTTGGTTTTCTGAATACTCTGCCATTTTTACATCTTCTCCAACAACTACTGTCATGAGCGCCCACCCCACTGAATATCTGGGTATGCCTCTTTAACATTTGCAAATGTTATTTTGTATTTATCTGAAAGTCTCTTGTCTTTTGTAAGAATTAATACTTCAGCTTCTTTTGGATGTAGTCCTTGTAAAAGATTAATAAACATCATTTCACGACGAATCGTGGTCAATGAATTGTTTCCACCTTGAACAAAGTGATACAGATTTTGATATTCTCTACGTAGAGAAGTTCTACCTCTGCCATCCAAATCTTGTCCTGTTGCAGATTCTCCACCAGCAGCTTCTTTCGTCAGATTTTCTGAAAGGGTTCCGGAATACACAGTTTGCTCATTAGTCTCCCCATAAGGAACTTCCCCTTCAGGCAAAAGAGAAACCACAGACTCATCAAAATTCCAAATAAAAATAGTCTTTAGTGATGGATGATCATAAGTTTGTAGAACTTCTACTTTTTTAGAATTGCTTCTCTGTTTAGAAGCAAGTTCTAGAATCTCAAAAACAAAAGGATTTTGTGGAAGAGTTTCTATTGGTTTTTCAGTCGTCGTCTTCTTCGTCTTCGTAGTCGTAGTCATAATCGTTTTCAAATCTCACAGCTAAAATTTCGTCAGGTATTACATTCCCATTTGAATCAAACATCTCTGGGTGTGTATAAACTGGTTGAGTTTGGTAGAAGTGTTCCTTTGCTAACCATCCTACTACTCCTCCTACAAAAAAGAACATGATTGAAACCAATGTTCCTATGGTTAGAGTTACTGCTAACATCTTTTTTCTCCAGAGAGTTTATTTTTTCCTTATGTCGAAGTGAAAATCGATAAAGAAATGAAACTCTCTTCGGAACAGAGAGATCATTTTACCAAACTTCACTTGAAAAGTTTTTGGTTTTTCTGATCTTCTCCTCCTATTGCGTAGTAATAACTCAACACCCCTGTTTATTTGGGGTTCACTTTTATTTAGTTTGCTTCTTTCGTCGCCCCGGTCTTTTGTCATAACTATACTTTTGGGCATCTTCTAATATACCGTGAAGGTAATTTCTAATTTTTCTTGCCTGTGGTTTAGGAATGTGCCCATATCCTTCGCGAAGTTGTTTATGGACTTCATCAGAACCACCTTCAAGATAATCGTCTAGATCAGTTACTAGATTACTTATTTCGCTAGCAGTCGAACTTTCAATAAATTCATCAACCTCAACTTTTTTTGTTCCACGAACTTTTAAATAGTCATAAAACTTTAACACAAATTGTCCATTAAAAGCATAGTCAATTGCCTTTTCAACATCGTTATAAACTTCGTGAAAATTGTTATCCATTAAACTATATTTTGCTCCTTAAGATAACGTACTGTATCTGTACATCCACCTAAATGTTTTCCATCAACAATAACTTGGGGGAAAGTAGATCCACTTCCAAATTCAGAATAAAACTCTTCCCTGGTAAAATCAACGTTGAGTTTATAAACTACATGCTGTAGTTCTGCCAATTCTAGCACTTGTTTCACTTTTGTGCAAAATGGGCAACCATCTTTTGAATAAACTGTAAACTTCATAATTCTTTATAAACTGAAAGTTATTTATTATTAACCGGAATCCCTTGACCTTCGGGAAGCCAGACTTGCTGCTGTAGTTGTATTGGTGGAAGTTTTTCTTTTGCTGCAGGCAATCCCTGTTGTCCAGGAAGTTGTTTATCTGTTGTTGATGTGACTGTAATCACTTGATCTACGATAAACTTTTGTTTCCTATAAATTCTTTTATCAGGATTAAAACTAACCATCATAATAGCATCAGATTCTTCTCCACAGTTAGAGATAACTCTGCCTGTGGTTTTGTCAGTCACCACCCAATAATCATACATTCTTTTTCTTCTGACTTTTTGTATTATAAGTTTCTTTTGTTGGTCTGTAAAGACCTGGCCAAGTATCTCTAATAATCTCTGCGAGTTTGTATGGAGTTTCTGAAGTTATCATCTCAACGTCGTGATGGCGTATAGTCAAGGTCCCCAAGAATATTCTCCAACATTACTCCATATTCTTTAAATCTTTTATCTCCAGCAATAAAACATCTCTGGCGCATCCATACAGCATCCGCAAGAAGTTTAATCTGGTCTTCTGAAAGTGTTACGGTTTTCATTTTAGTTTTGTAATTTGTTATTTGATGAAATACATACGACGACGATACTGCTCACCAGGGCAGTTTTCTAGATGCTCAATTTCTTCATCTGGAAGGAAGTTGACTCCTCCAAGAAGTTTAGCACCAATAAAGATTTCTGCAGATTTTTCACACATCAGAGTAGCAGCAGCACAATCCTTTTGGTAAGGTGATGCTGTAATGATACCATGATTCTCCAGAAGAATCAACTTCGGGATATATCCATAATAATCAACAAATTCTCCAACATACTTATCTACATTTTGAAGTAGACGAGCTCCAGGAGGAGCATAAGGAACTAAACATGACAATACACCATTCCTTACGATCTGGTCTGGAAACCATCTTTGAGTAGCGAAATCATTTATCGCAGGAGAGCAGAGTATCTGGGTTGTCTTTGGTGGATGAG